CCAAAAGCATCTTTCAAACTACTATCGTTCAATACAAGAGTTTCGGAAGCTGTAATACTTAATTTATCGTGATAAAATTTATTGGCTTGATCTGCACCATTTCCATCAGACAAGGTTATACCTCTGGCTAAAGCAACAATATCAGTAGCTAATCCTAATTCAGCAGTTTCACTGTCGCTATTATCAGCTGAAAGATTCAAATTGAGTATCATTTTTGCACTTATTTTATCCATTTGATTTTCCTTCCTAAAAAAGTTAGTTTTTAATAAGAATCATCGTCAACAGCAGAACAACCCAACGATATGCCTACCAGTTCACCACCTTCTATATCTACTTCGAGACTAGAAGAATCAATTATCATCTTGTATGCCTTAGTATCATTGGTAAGCTGAACGGAAATAGTCTGTCCTGGCTTCAAAGCGGCAGGAACTTCAGTAGTATTAGCTGGTGCATACAAAGAAACGTCCCAAGTGGCATCAACATTCCCTGCCTTTCGGTGAGTTTTACCACCAGTTTGACTCGATACATACGGTTTATTGTCTGCTGCCCTTCCTTTTGTAATGGTTCGAACTTCATAAGTTGATAAAGCCCCAGATGTTGCCAAACCTACACTTGAGTGCACTGTCATTTTTATACTCCTTTAACTTTTTTAATACATTTTTGTAAATCAGCCTTCGAAAACGCTTCTATGGCTGGACGCATATATGGTCTGGCAGACATTCTACTCGTCCCTAACTCTACATACCCAGCATACTCCACGGGCGATGCTACTCCTGGAGCACAACCTTGTGCACCACCGGCAACTACCTGTGCCTTATCTGGTGTTACAACAGAACGTATAGAACGTTCCAAGGTGCCTGTTCTAACAGGGCATATCTGTTTTGCAGAACGCTCTATTGTGTGAGCAACACATTGGATAAGTCTTCTGTTCTGTTTGTGAACATCTTTGAGTATTTTGTCACCATACCATTTTATTCGTATTGGCATTGCCATTTTATGAAGGCTCTAACATCAATCTATAAGTAACATTTAACTGCCACACATCTTCAATTCTCATTTGAATTGTATTCTGCCGAACACAACTCAAAGTAGTATAATTACTTATTGATAATAACAAGAAATCGAAACAAGCTATCAACTCATCATATATACCTAACAATTTTACTATAGAACGCTTATTTGAAAATAGATTGAATTGAACAAGGCAATTTTCTGTAAAGTTCTTGTCAGATGCAAAATGATCAGGTGTGTCAGATATCAATTGGAACGTGCCAAATGGAAATTTCACATCTTGGGGGGCCTCTAAATTATGTAAGCCACCCGTTAATGCAGCTTTGAGTGCTGCTGCATTAGTATTAGTATCAAAATAACTGTAAATGGCTTGCCACAATTCAATCATTATTCAACCAGCTTTATTTCTAAAATCAGATATTTACCTAAATTATCAACATCACTTACAGAAACAATATCATAAATTTTGTCGTTGAACTTTACTCTGTCCTTAACTGTAACATCTATTACCCTACAATATAACTTAGCATCTCTGTAATGGGTAGTTTTGTCAAACATAATACGTTCACTGCCACGCTTCCAATTTATACGGCAAGGTAAATTGTGATACACTATACTTTCTGTTTCAGTCTGTCCACCTACTCCATCTGAAGCCTCGTTAATTCGAAGAATATTTATTCTACTGTTGAAATGTATCATACTGCACTCATCATAGGTTTTTTACGAATATAAGTTTTAATCAAGCGATCTATTTCTAACACTCCAGTAAGATACTTTTGATCAGCAGGTCTCTTATAACTATAATCACCGAGTTTTTCAGATTCGAATTCATTATAGCCTGTATACAACGTTGTATCATTCTCATACTTACACAGCATTATCACTGCTTGCTTTATTGCTGCAGGACAACTTGCCCAACCATACGTGCCAGCAATCTTGACATTCTTAGTGCCTTTGGGAAAATACCCGTCAGGAGTTTCATCAGTAAGATAATGCAATTCTGCAAGAGTAGCAAAGCAAGCAGTACCAGAAACAAAACTATTTGAATAAACACTACTATCAGTCCCGTTCAAAGTAAAACTATCAGCATCTATTTTAGTAACACCATATTCTCCATCAAGTTTAGGAGCAATACCTACCATTGATATCAATCGAACTGTTTCTCCCGTAATGAATCCGTGCGCAGTCAAGACTATCTGAACAAGATCTGTCCCAGAAAGTATTACTCCCTCAACTGCTTTACACTGGGCAGTTGCAAGAGCAGCCCTAAAGACGCTATTTTCATCAAAGGAAAACAGACTTGTACTTAAAGCAACTTCACTGAGTTTCACTTCGGTAATACTAATTATATCCGGTATCAATCCTAAAAAAAGTTGGTTCTTACCATTACCATTGAACACCAATGAAAAACTTTTGGCGTAAAAATAATCATGAGTGAGCCGCTCAATAAAAGTTTCCGCTCTATCTATCACTGCTTGTTTTTGGACAGTAGTATATCCAGAAGGAAAATTATCTATGTCAGCAATTTCTACATAATTTGACATCTTTTATAATCCTTTATATGTATGCTCACACCAATTGCAGAATATCTTGCCTTTTATACCATCAGCATCTGCCGTTAAACGAACTAAATATTTTGTGTTTTGTTTTAACAACCACATATTTTCATTTCTCTGGTCTTCTCCATCGGCAGAAAATTTACCGGTCGCACCACAATATTTCGTTTGAATAAGAGTGCCATCATCTGTAGTAGCTGGTGTATGGGTAATAACAACAGTAGCTGCTATGTCGCTGTTTCTATTCCTGTTGACTTTAACCAAAGGTGTACCAGGGTTAGTAACAGTAGGTGCTTCGTAGATTTGTAAAGTTGAAGCTCCAGTCACACTTACACCAATAAAAGCATGTGCCCATTTTGTACTATTGGGTGTAACTATTAACATTTCAATTTTAGCTGCATTTGCCATCGCAGCGTCTACATGTTCAGCATAAAACTTATTACCTTCGCATATTTCGTGTGCTGAGTGATCTATGCAAACTATAGCATGTGTACTGGGATCTACCATAATCTATACCCTGCCTTTCTGTTTCAAAGCTGCCCAAATTGAACCTTGATCATCCTCATTTTTAGGCTTCTTTGGTTTTTTCTTTTCTTTAGTCATTTTAGTTATCTCTTATTAAGACAATGTAATAGTTACACTAGTTATCAATCCCCTATCTATCAAGATATGTTCGGTTTGTGCTGTGTTCACATACATTTTAACATCACCCGCCACGAGGCGTTCCAAAAAGTTGTGATAAGAAATAATCAAACCAGTTATTCATATTCGTAGAACCGCTTGTATATGGACAATAAGCAGATAGATTTCCATTATATTGCCCAGTAGTAGTGATAGCTACTTGTGTTATCTTTTTTCTTGCTGCCATTTTACTTAATCCTCAATTAAGTTTCCATTTTCATCTCTCGGCCAGACATTAAACTTAACTTCACCAAAAGCAACAGTAGTCATAATCTTTGGAGGTATAGGTCCCCCTTCTCTGGTGGTATGCCCTGCACGATGTGAACGTATGTTAAGCTCTTGTAAGTAATCTTTTTGGGGCATACCACGTAGTTCAGGATTCACTATATCCATTGTTCGAGGATCTGACTTCATTTTTTCTTTGCTTTCTTTTTTGCTTCCAGTTTTCTTGCAACATATTCATCTACCGAATTCTTTTTTTCTTTTTCTTCTTTTTTTGCCATTGCAATGACCCTTTCAATTTTCAGATTTTTCAAAATAAAGGCTTGTTTCCAGGCACAAGCCCTAAAAGCCTTTCTAATTTTCGACTTACGGACAAATCTGTAGCATAACTAAAGGTGGACCAGAAACACCGGCAGCACTTCTATCAATGATGAATCCAGCAAGTTGATGTTCGTCGCTGTCAGCACCCGGACCGTGAGCAACGTCATCCTCTATACAAATTGAACCTTCAACATCGAAAACTAACTTGCGCTCACCACCAGTTATACCAGCGTTTTGGAGACTCGAACCATGAGGGTTAATCCAAATCCGTCCCCAAGTTTGAACCCAAAGATGATAGGCAGCAACGGTAGTGATTGTTGCAGGTATTCCTGCAACAGAAGAATAATCATCTCCAGCATCTCCACCACTTGGACCAGCTGTCAATCGTAGGTTGCTATACTCATTGTGCAGCACTTCTGCATAAGTAGCATTTGTCACTTCAGCAGCTAGAGGTTCATCCAAAGTAATAATAGTGTTGCCTCCATCTACAGCTGTATTACCAAGAATAACTCGAGTTTGCACAGGTGTGCTGAACATTGTGATAATACCACCTTTATACTCATCCAAAGTGGCTGCAGCATCAGCTATCGTAATAGTTGTAGCACCAGCTGCTGAAGTTGCAGCAAGAACAGAGGCTAAACCATCACCGATTTGATACCAATGTTTCAACCCAAAGTGACGGACAGAAACTATGTTGGATGCTTTACTATAACGAAATACTCTTCCATCCCAACGTACACGTCTTGTCCCAAAAATACAATTTTGAACGGCACTTTCAACGTGTAACCCTTGTAAGGTTGTTTGCCCCGTTACAAGACCACCATAAATCATATCGTTGGTGATACCGTGTGCCATCCCTTGTTGCAGCATACGACCGATAGGTGTGAACATATCAGAGTCTATACCAGCTAAATTACGTTTCATTTTGTTCTCCTTTAATTTTTACTTTGTTTAATCGTTTTGTTAATCTGTGTTGTCGCTTTCTTTTTCTTTTTTCGTTTAGAAGACTTGGTCTTCACAATAGGTTGCTCTATAACTTCAACATCTATAAACGGAAGCATCTCAAACGCATCTGCAACTTCTTTATCTTCTACTTCAATGGCAGCATTCTTAGAAAGCTCCCACGACTGTCCTTTCACATAAACAGTTCGAGTGTTTCCATAGTTTCGAATTTTATATTTTTTCTTAGTCATAAAACAATCCTTTCAACTTTTTATGCCTCAGATTCACGCATCGTGCCGGTTGTAACCAATTTTCTCAAAAGAACACAAGCGGCAACATCTTCGATTGCCGGACACGCTCTCATTGAATAAAACATATAGGTTGCTTCGTCAGCAGCTTCCCTCTGAGATTCAATTTTGATATTCCTTTGGATACCAATAATTAAATTGCCATTCGGTGTAAGTAAAGAATCAGCGTATGAACCGCCAGTGCATTTCTCAGCCGCTTGTGTGTCACCCTTCATCGTTATGGGCATAAGTGGACAGTTCACAATTGGAACCATACCATATTGCAGAGCACTCTTGCCTAGAATAGCATTGTCACCCATAATAGTCGAACGTGCTGATAAGGCCTCAATATAATTTTGGGCAACTTGATCATTGTTATAAAAGGCGAGATTAGCAAGTCCACCAACTTTATATTTCGAAGCCAATGAAGCTAACATCTTGTTATACTTAAACTCCCAATTGTAAGGGGCACTTGTACTCACCATCGCTATTCTGCCTTTGAGAAGAAAGCCAGCTGCTGTCTCATCAGTTGCATCTAACACGGTAGAACCACCCGACACTGCATTATAATAAGTGTCACCATCACTGTCGCCATTAGCAATACGATAACGCCAGCCATCCCACAAACTTCTGATGTCAGTATCACCAAAAGCATTACCAGCACCAGTATCTCCAATCCAATAGGCAATGTCAAGCTCATTCGCTATTTTCTTGGCAACCATCCGCATCAGATGGTCTGCAAAAGCATCTGCTTCAATGTTGTCTTCGAGGTCATCATCAAAAATAGGAATACAGCCACGAACTTTCTTGCTGATTAACTCAATCTTGTGATGACTAAGAAGTTTCTTATATTCTGAAGTGCTAAATGTTGCTCCCGGATGTAAAAAATCCCCAGTCCCAAGACCCAAAGCACGAATATTTTTAACTGGCTTAGTCATCTTAACAACTCGTGCTTTGCCTTTCATAACAGATTCATCAACAATATAGTCTATAAAACGATCTGCTTCTTCAGGAGTTAACGTAATCGTAGGTAGACTAATCATTTTTTGAATTTGCTGTTTTTTTGATAATAATTGTTTGTTTGTTTTCATAGGTTAAATCTCCTTAACTTTTCTTTCCTGACAAACTGGACCATTTCTTTCCAGTATTGTCATCATTGTCATCATCGTCATCTTGACCATCTATGCTCTTTTTAACACCAGTGCCTTTTTCAACTACTTCAAGTCTTTTGGTGAGCTCTTTGATAACATCAACAATTCCATCTTTAGTATCACCATTTTCTTTTGTTTCGAATTGTTCAATTTTCTTTGTGAGCTCTCCAATAGCCTTTTCAACTTCAGACTTCTTCTCAGTTTTTTCTTCAAGCTGCGGCAGAATTGATTTCAGAGTTTTCAAAGCATCTTGAAGTTTTCCTAAAGTCTCCTTTGAAAGTTTGGCACCTGCTTTTTCTACACCAGCCTTGTTGTCCTGTTTCTCTACTTCTGGAGGCACATACAAACCAGCTTGCTTAGCAATTATACCAACAGCTTTCTTTAGATCATCAGGAAAATCTTCTTGATATTCGTTAACAGTTTCTAATGCTCCAATTACAGCAGCAGCGTCTTCTGCCTTTTCGAAATCAATCTTTTCCTCTTCACCAAAATATTCTTGTAACTGTTCTTTGATTTTTTCGTTCATTTGTGCATCTCCTTTAGAAAGATAGAAAGTTTCGGAACGGCTAAAGCCATCTTCGGTTTCAACAAATTTCGAATAAGAACAGGATACAGGATTACTTGTATCTCTATCACTACCCCAAAAACTAAACGAAAAGTCTCGCAAGTCTTTGAGTTCATCCTTATTCACTGCTATCTTTGTTCCACCGATTGTTCCATCACTATCTATGATTATATTTATTTTTTTCTTTAATTTCTTTGCAGGAGTAGGTTTGCCTTCTTGCTTAAAAAACAAAAACTTTTTACGATTTGCTCCCTTATCTACAAGAGAGACTTCTTCCAATTCAATATCCTTCAATTTTCTTGCCATTAGTTATCTCCCTACACTGTTTTAGCATAACCTGCCATAGAAAATCCTGTTAACTTTCCATCTTTTACAGCCTTCCAGATATTCTTATCAAGCACTCGGACTGTAAGTATCCAACTTCCTTTCTTGATTGACTGTTTTGCAACTGTAAATTCTGTGGGAGCTAAATAACTTTCTAAAACTTTTACTTTAACTTTTTTACCTTTGTGCATTACACGAAAGGTTTGCACCTGTTCCATAAATTGATAAGCAGCTTTACGGATTTCGACCTCATTGGCTTTATCACCTTGAGCGTCTTCTACATTTGGTTCATATACTACACCACAAACTATGTGTTCATCAGAATCTGCTTTATCCATAGGATAAACAGAAATAAACTTATCAAATTTCTTTCCCTCTTTTATATCTTCAAGAATCTTCTTTGCCTTCGCCGAAACTTTATCTTTTACAGTCTTAGGCAGCTTGCTCTGAGGTATTCTTGCTAAAGCGTTTCTTAGATGAGGCAAATCTACTTCATCACTACTATCTTTATAAGGAAAATGTCTCAGTTTTCTTGACTTAGTTTTATCTTCATCATCCTTCTCTCCATCAGCTTCAATATACAAAAACGCAGAGTCTGGTAAATCATTGATGTATCGTGTGTTCCAAATCTTTTTCGATACTTTGGTGGCAGATTCCCACTTAATAAAAGTTATATTATTATCACTAAGCCACTTTTTTGCTTTTGTAACTGTCCAATTTTTAGTTGGAAATCTTAGTGCCTGTGCTATCGGGGGATCTGAGGGTTTTGCTTTACCTTTCAACTTGCCCCAGATAATACCAACAGTAGAGGGCACTTTCTTAGAACCATATAACGTTCCACCACTTGTTCGACGAAAGGCCTTTGGATCAAACTTACCCGGATCCTGCAATCTTGCCGAATGTTCATTAGGATAAGGCTTTGATATTTCAATTTTTACTGTGTTTTGTTTAGCCTTTAATACTAAATCATACAAGGGAATGTATGCATTTTCTGGTTCATCTGGTTGTTCAAGCATGTCAGAGAGTTCCGTTTGCTGCTGTTTCACAATAGACTCTATTTTCTCGGGGTCCAAAAAAGCACTATCAATTACTATACAGTCTGGAACAAGAACAATATCACTATAGTCTGACACATCAATGCCAAACTTGCTTGCTACCATAGCTCTCTTAAAGGTTGCTCTGTCAATATCACTAGTACTTTTCTCTATCTTACGCGAGTTCATCTCACCCAGAAGCAGACTATAATTCTTAAGAAATTCATTACGATTGAGACTACCTACTATAGCTGTGTCATTGCCCTTGAAATTCTTATCCCATAACTGAGTAAAACGCAATTTGAGAATAAGCAATTCTTTATCACAGGCTTTCGAAAGCTTTATTTTGTCTACTTCTTCTATTCTCATTTCAGCCCTTCTTATAAACCATCAGTAACCAAGTAATTACAGTTACAATTCCAGCTACTATTAAATACTGTAAAATTTTCAACCAGAATTCTCTCCATTTAGTAATATCTTTTTTGCAAGTCCAAAGTGTATTTACTTTTGAAATCAATCCGGGGTTATCAAAAAGCATAGCACGATTATCAGCAACATCTCTCTCTACAAGCTCGTGCGATTTTGTATGCTCTGCTTTCCAAATTAAAAGCTTATCTATTTTAGAAACTATTAGGTCTAACTTCTTATGAATGTCTTTACTATTTTGTTCTGCCATAATCTCATCCTATATGCTGGTTGATTGTTCATTTGTTTGTTCTTTCATTGTTTACCTTAATTTCAGATTTTAATACTTTTAATTTTTGGAACAAAATTAGAAGGAAGTTCATTAGTAAGAACTTCTTTGTCAAGTTTATAATACTTTATATTATCTTTGTCTGTAAAAACATTTCCTTTTAGTTTTGATGTACGCTCTAAATCTACAAGAACAGCTTTTTTTGGAACATCAGCTTCAATAACGATAGAAATCTGTCCTTTTGAATATGCATTTGCTACAGACACTTTTTTAGTGTAGGATGCATATTCATTTGCATAAGATTTTTTATAAAGAAATTTGGGTATATCATCTCCAACTTTTAATTTTTTTAGAACTTTCCATTGTTCTGTTGAAAACCTACCCTTGATAGCTGAAATACCCCTGTAAAGATGATATTCATCATCTACTGCTGTCGCTCGTAAAAGTTGCTCGGCAGGTTTTGTTAATGGGGGTAATTCAATAGGGCCTCCCGATGATGTCAAACGCTCTACAAAATCTGATGCAACTTTATTTGCATCTGCTGAAGGTACTCTTATAGGTTTCGGTTTGGGCTTAGGAATAAGTTTAAGCTTCTCTGGAGGTATTTTTTGTCCCATCAATCTTAGGGATAAAGACAAGTCTTTTATTTTATCAGGATCATTAGTATGCTCTAACTTGTCATATAAGTCCTTTACATGCTCTCTACCTAAGTTATCAGGGGGTATACATTTTGCTTTTTTTAGGCTTTTACCTACTCCTCTACAAACAGGAACATCTGCCACTACTGGCAACATAGCACAACGGCAGTTCGGATGAACTGGAATTATAGCACTTGCTTTATCCAGAGGATATGTATTTTTATTCATTGCACTGCATATATCACAACATCCCGGAGCAGCAGAAAACTCAACCTTTTCAACTCCTGTATTTTCTAATCCTTGAACATAACCAACATTCTGGGCACGTGCCGTTTCAGTCCGAGCAATAGTTTGTGTTCTACGTCGATGAGTTTTACCTGCATACTTATCAACCTTTTTATCTATATCAGAAACAGAAAGCCCAGGAAATTTCTTCTTATCAGACAACAGTTTACGATAATTTATAATAGATTGAGTCTGATTTTCAGTTAGTCCTACCAATGGACGAAGCTCTCTAGCAATCTTATCCATTGATTTACCTTCTCTTATACCAGTGCTAATGTAAGTACGAATGCCCTTACGAGTTTCGTTATTAACTTCTTTAACTAACTCAGCTGTAAATTTATCAGCCGCCTTAACTGCTTGAATATTCAAAACATCAAAAGACTCTTTTACTTGGAATAACTTGTATGCCTCATTTCCACCTGTTTGCAT